GAAATTCAACCTAATGCGCCCCCGGAACCTGTAGTAATTCCGGTGCAATGGGAATCGTATGAGGGGCTGGACGTGTTTACCGAAACCGGTATAGAACGTTTTGAACAAGAAATTGCAAGCGTAAATGCTATGTTGGAGCAATTGAGCAGTACACAAGATAGAATTACGCAGCAAGCGAATGAATCACAAATACTTTCCCCGCAGGCGATTTATGATATTCAGAACGTAGAAAACAGGGTTCAAAGTTTAAGGGGTATGATTGAGCAGGTCGAAAATAATCCCCTGAATGTTGGTACAGATTCGGCAAACTCGCAGTTAGAGCGGTTAAGAGGGCAGTTAGATTACACTTTGCAATTGCAGGATAATTTGAATACAGCCATGCAGGGAATGAATATAGGCAACATTAACGCTGCTTATTTACAGCTTTCCGAAACGGTGAGTAATACGGAAAGGCTTGTCAGGGATTCCTTTTCTAATATTCCACCTGTGGAAATTCCTATTCAGTGGCAGACGGATAACTTGGATGTTTTTACAGGGACAGGAATTGACCGATTCCGTCAAGAAGTTCAAAGTACAAACACTTTACTTGCTCAGTTGAGCAGTACACAAGATAGTATTGCACGACAGGCTTACAACATGAATATATTCCCGCCAGAAGCATTTCAAAATTTGAACAGTTTGGCGGTAAGGATTGATATGGTTCGTGACCGTATTCAGCAGATTGAGAACAACTCGGTAAATATTGGAACTGATACCGCCAATGCAGAACTGGAACGATTACGATCCCAGTTAAATCAGGCATTACAGGCACAGAATGACCTTAATGATGCAATGCAGAATATGGATGTAAGTGCCGCCAATGATGCTTATTTGCGTTTATCCAGTACGGTTAGCAGTACAGAACGGTATATCAGGGATAACGTGGACGAACAGGGGCGGTTCAATCAGGAAATTAATGCAGGAACGACACAGGCCAATGACCTGATGAAGACAATCAAGGGTGCAGTTACAGCTTATGTCAGCATTCAGACCGCAGGAAAAGCATTAAACATTTCTGATGAACTTGTTCAAACTACGTCACGATTGAATATGATGAATGATGGTCTGCAAAGTACGGATGAACTGGTATATATGGTATATGCAGCGGCAGAGGATGCACGTGGTTCATTTTCTGACATGGCTGCTGTGGTTGCCCGGTTTGGCAATAATGCCAGGGATGCCTTTGGTAGTTCGGAAGAAGTGGTTGCATTTGCTAATCTTGTCCAAAAGCAGATGACGATTGCCGGAGCATCCACCACCGAAGCATCAAATGCTATGTTGCAATTATCACAGGCACTTGGTTCAGGTGTTTTACGTGGTGACGAATTGAACAGTATTTTTGAGCAAGCACCGAACCTGATTCAGAACATAGCTGATTATCTGGAAGTACCTATTGGTCAAATCCGTGAAATGGCATCAGATGGTGAATTGTCAGCAGATATTGTAAAGGCTGCAATAGTCGGTGCAGCAGATGATATCAATGCCAAGTTTGAACAAATGCCTATGACTTGGGGGCAGATATGGCAATCCATGCAGAACACCGCAATCATGGCATTTCAGCCAGTACTTCAACGGCTGAACGATATAGCCAACAGTGAAGCCTTTCAAAATTTTGTGAGTGGAGCAATCCAAGGAATGGCGGTACTTGCCAATATTGTATTGAATATCTTTGAACTGATTGGCACGGTTGCCGGTTTCATAGCTGATAATTGGTCAATCATCAGCCCTATCATTTATGGGGTAATTGCAGCATTGGCTTTATATGGAACTTATCTTGCCATCACAAAAGCAGCAGAACTGATTGGTACAGCAATTAAAATTGCAATGTGTGTTGCTTCATATGCACACGCAGCAGCAACAAGAACAGCGGTGGCCGCTACAACGGCAGAAACAGCAGCGCAGCTTGGATTAAATACTGCATTTTTGTCTTGTCCTCTTGTATGGATTATCCTGGCAATTATTGCATTGATTGCAGTTATATTTGCAGTATGTAATGCAATTGCAAAGATGACCGGGGTAGCATCATCAGGTTTTGGTGTAATTACTGGCGGTGTCAACGTAGTAATCCAGTTTTTCAAAAACTTGGGCTTGATGGTGGCAAATATTGCGCTAGGTATCGGTAGTGCAATAGGTGCATTATGTGACAATATGATGACTGCTTTTAACAACGCTATCTGTTCGGTTCAAAGTTGGTTCTATGGTTTACTTGCTACCGCTTGTGAGGTTGTTGCTGGCATTTGTGCAGAACTAAACAAATTACCCTTTGTGGAGTTTGACTATTCTGGTATTACATCAGCGGCGGCAGACTTTGCAGCTAAATCAGCAGAAGCAGCCGGAAACAAAGGAGAATACACGTCAGTGGCTGATGCGTTCAATAAAGGTATGTCAACCTTTGACACCTTTCAGGACGGATGGGTTTCTGATGCATTTGATGCGGGGGCTGCATGGGGCGATGGTATTGCTGATAAGGTTTCCAATTTCAGTTTATCCGATCTTTTTGGCAGCACTGATATTCCCAACCCGGATGACTATGCAAGTTCGTTTAGTGGTGCAATGGATAATTCAGCCCTTGGTAGCGGTGTTGATGATATAGCCGGAAATACAGGAGATATCAAGGATTCTATAACCGCCACAGAAGAAGATTTGAAATATTTACGAGACATTGCAGAGCAGGAATCAGTGAACAGATATACAGTAGCAGAAGTTTATATTGACCAGTCAGGGATGCAGAACACTGTTAAAAACGGTGATGACCTTGATGGTTTTATGTCAGGTCTTACGGATTCGGTCAATGAAGCCGTTGACAGTATTACGGAAGGGGTGCATAAGTAAAGTTACCCATCCGCACAGTAGAAAGCCTTTGGTGATAATCAGGGGCTTTCATTATGTCTGAATGTGTGGTAGAATGATCATACAAAGCATTATTCAGGTTAGATAACAATACATGAAGTCATTACCAACTATGTAGCGTTAAGTGTAGCAAGTTGTAGCAAGACTGACAACGTGTCATTTTGACTAATGGTGGGAAATGGTATATACTATATAAACTCTAAAAGGAAGGAGGTACATACCATGGCGAAAACCATTTTATCTGAAATGGGTGAAGAGATTCTTGTTGACAATATTGACTTAATAGAAAAAAATGTCGATATTGTCAGTGGAAAAGCCACGAGCTATTCGGCTCATGTGGGTGAAACACAGTTTGAAATATCAAAAAAATATTTTGATGCATTGGAAGAAACAGGTAAACCATCAAGGTAATAAACATTAAGAACACCGCCTATATGACGGTGTTTTTCTTTTACCCTAAAAGATCACTGAATTGGTTTTAGTGGCTATATAAGCGTTATATGAGTTGTCAGCGGCGGCTTGTGATGATATAATTGCCTTACTATTTGCTATGGGTTCATGTGAATAAGTTCAACGGTGGAAATGCCACCTATTTGCCACCCATTTGAAACAGATGTGAAAAGAGGCACAAAGCTTTAAATGCTGAACAATGTAGAATATGTTGAGTTTACAAGCGGCAGAGAACAGCCGAGAGCCGCAAAAGTTTAACGGTTTCCACATACAACGCATGTTGAGTGTGTGGTCTTGATGTTACGGGTTGATAAATAAAGTGCCGAAGAACGGCTAAAACAAGGGATTTCTGGTATTGGACTCCTGATTGTCGGATGCCGGGAATCTCTTTCTTTATATCTGTCAGAACTTATCTATGGGTAATTGTGATATAGGGTTGAGTTGACAGGTTTGTTTTTCGGTAGGTTGTGTTGATAGAACTGATATTTGATAGGTCGAGTTGACAACAAGAATTTCTATATAAATTGGGTTGATATTAGACTGATTTCAGGTTATAATTAGACTAAAATAAAACTGGAGGAATTAGATGTGAGCGACTCAAGTGTTTACTTAGATACTTATGTTTTACAACAAGATATGAGGGTTCGTCTTCCGAAGTCAATTTTATCAAATCTTCATATTGAAAAAGGAAAGACGAAATTTGACATATACCTGGATGCAGATGAAAAATCACTTGTGCTTAAAATTCACGATGATAATGGAGGCAATAGTAATGGGTAATAAAATCAATGCCATTTCTCTTTTTTCAGGAGCAGGTGGAATGGATGTTGGATTTGAAAGCGTAGGGGTTAACGTAGTTTTTGCAAATGAAATCGTTAAAGAGGCGGCAGAAACTTATCGTACAAATCATCCATCAGGAATAATGGTTAATGATGATATTAACAATATTATTGGCAGCTTGGAGGAATACCAAGGAATAGATTTGGTTTTTGGAGGTCCTCCATGTCAGGGCTTTTCGGTTGCCGGGAAGATGAATCCAGATGACGAACGTAGCAAGCTGATTTTTACATTTCTGGATGTTATCGAAAAGGTAAAGCCAAAAGCGTTTGTGATGGAAAATGTTAAGGCATTAGGAATTTTAGAAAAGTGGGAACCTATTCGAAAGAAGTACCTTGATAGAGTACGTGGGTTGGGGTACAATTGCGCACCATTTATTCTGAATGCCACGGAATATGGTGTATCACAGAAACGTGAAAGAGTATTTTTTGTGGGAATCAGAGATAATTTAGATCCTTTCTTTGAACATGACATCAGAGAATTGATTGAGAAACAGAAAAAACAGGCACCTGTAATTAGAGAACTGTTGAGTTCATTGGGAAGAGCGGGAACAGAAAAAAATCCTGAAACCTGTACAGCAAAGATAACTTTTGCAACCCATCCAATTATGAGAAAATCTCCATACGCAGGAATGTACTTCAATGGTCAGGGAAGGCCGATTAACATTGATGGTTATGCCAATACGCTTCCTGCATCAATGGGAGGTAATAAGACACCATTTGTAGATGAGGACTACCTATATGGGGATGCTCCACATGATTGGGTTGTAGATTACCACAAGGGATTACTGGATGGAACCGTTACACCTAAATTCGAAGAAGCCCCTAAAAGATTGCGTAGAATTACCATAAAAGAAGCCGCTCGAATCCAATCATTTCCAGATGATTATGCGTTTTGTGGGAATAAAGGACGGGTATATACACAAATTGGTAATGCCGTGCCGTGTAAATTAGCTGAGGTAGTGGCAGGGGCTGTTATGGAATACATGAAAAGTCATTAAATTTATGGGCAAGAAGAAGCCGAGTTGTGAATTCAGTCTCTTGCCCGTTTTGTTATTTATCCTCGGTATTTTCGGCTTCGTCATTTTCACGACTAAGTCCTAGTTCTTCTTGAGCCAGTGAATCGAGGTATGTAATAACGTCTTCTTTAAATTTTGTTTCATGGGCTGTTTCCAGAATGAAGCGCATGAATTCATGAGCATCGATACTGTCAACGGAGCCAATTATTGAAGATAGTAAATTTCTATATGAAATGACTCTCAACAGAAAATTACGATTGAGGTACTCATCTTCAATACCAGGTACAAAAGTTCCGTTTGCATTACTGCGTGGTCCCTCCACAAATAACATTTTTGTGCCGCCTGCATGGAGTACCTTGTCCGCTGCATGACGTATATCTGTTTCAGAGTAATCTTTATCTTTCAATTCATTGGATGCCACGAGATTACCATCTACATAAATATCCAAATCACTAACTTCACGTCCAGATGCACCACTTTGATTTACAGGATGGACTTCCACTTTAGCATTTGGTTTGTTGTATAGCAAATGATAAGCTCCGGCAACGAGGAGGGTCAGAACTTCGCCCTCATAGCTTTGTTCAAGAGCCTTTTCCATATAGGAGATTAGTCTTGCGGGAAGATTTGAAGAACGCTCAACTGTAAAAACAGTCATGTTTTCCTGTTTATCTCTTATAATGATTAATTTGCGGAGCAGATAAACCAAACAGTTATATGCCTCTTCAGAAGTGGTTATTTGAGGTAAGTTATCGCAGAGGGAATTTAACAGCGTTTGATCATTTCCACGGCGCACGGCATTATCCTTTGATAATTCGGGAAATCTTGCAGGCTTATTAAGAAAAGGTTCATTCGAACCGCCCAGTGCTTTCTCAAGTGTTTCCATTTCAAAAGGAACAATGACTTTGTGACAAACTGTTCTGGCATCATATGCTCCAGGAAGTGTGGATTTTTTCTGTAAGCATAATGCGTTTATAGTTGGGTCAGTAGCCTTTGAAAGCAAAGCAGTAAAGAGTACATATTTGTATGTGAGGTGCGTGTTATCAATGATAAAATCAATAAAGTCAGTATAGTTGCAGTTGACAGCTGCATCGCTTAGTGCTGTTGTGTATGCAGCTTGCAGTTTTGCAGCTGCGTCTTCTTTAAATCCCATAGTAGTATCCTCCAGTTTTTATTTAAATAGGTGAAACTCTTCTCGTGTTAGTCCTGCATCCAATGCTCTATACATATAACGTGCAGCAATGGAAGAATACGGTTTCCATTTTCTACATTTGGTTTTAATGGATGACGGAGAAAAATCAGTTGTTTTATATGCCTAGGCATATCCTTGCAAAAATGCCGCATCTTCAAAAGGAAGGATATCTTGGCGATCGAGTACGAATATTAAGTACATTTTTGCAGTCCAGTTTCCAATGCCCTTTAAACGAGTTAATTCTTTTGTGATAGTAACATCATCTATGTATTCGAGTGTACTCAAATCAAGCTCGCCAGAAAGAATGGCATCAGTTAGTCCTTTAATGTATGTAACCTTGGCATTTGAGGTTCCGATTGATTTTAGCTGCTCATTAGAGAGGTTGTTTACATTATCAGGAGTTATATTCCCATTGCAAAGTTCCTCTAGCCGACTGTAGATTTTAGCACCTGCCTTTATTGATAGCATTTGTTCTATGATTTCATGTACCAAAAAAGAATATGGGTGTTCTGAATGGGTTTCATAGCATATCGGCCCGACCATAGAAATTACTTTTGCTAAACGTTTATCTTTCTTGCATAGATGCTGTATTTCTAGTGAGTCCTTGTTCAGAGTGATTGTTTGTGGCATTTTATACCTCCGTTTTGTTGTGCTGGATGTAATAGAAATCATATTGTTGTATAATCCCAGCATAGAAGAACCTCCGAAATCTAATGGCGTTTCATCATCATATCAAAATGTTGCCCTTGTCCCAGGTTCCTAAAGATTTTCTCGAAAATCTTACGGCAGGCATCGACATCCATGCTGGTATGGATAAAGTTTAAGCCATCAGCGATACGGTCATTGCTTGTTGACATATATTGAAGCAGAGCGGCTGCCATGTGAAGTTCCGAGCAGTCCTCCGTACCATCTGGGAGTTTTGTTACAAAGTCACTTCTGTGTTTCTTTAGTATCTCATCTTTAATTCCAATACCGTCATATCCACATAGTTGCAGGAAGTAGTAGTCCAGTATCTGTCGGATTACATTGACGAGGGTATTGGAAGATGTGACCTCGTTGTATGTATCCCAAAGTGCAGCATAGGAATTCTGCACAGGGTTACGATTTTCAATGATGGAAGGTTCCCTAGGTCTTTTTTGTGTGCAAGGGTTAACTGCAGACTGATTTTCTATTTTGCTTATCTCAAAGAAGGATACATACTGGTAATGCTGTACCTGGTTGTAAGTTACCTCTTGGTGGAAGAAAGCATTATGAGTAAGGATGAACAACTGCTTGATGGAATCTTTGGCACTTTCTTTTGTGGTGTAATCGGGATTACATATTGCTATCATGTCTCGGACGAGGGCCCCCACAACAAAAAGAGCAGAACTGTCCATACTGGAAACAGGATCATCAATTACTACAATCCTGTCCTTTACAACAGCATCCGCATCCTCACTGCCCAGAACAAGCTGATGGAAGTAAAGGAAGGCTATGAAGTTTCTTTCGCCCTCACTAAGATTTTCTGCAACCAATTCTGTATCAGAACGGATTACCTCATAGACATTGGGTGTGTCAGCTTTCTCACGCAGATAGAAACCTTGGAATCCCGTATCTTTCAGAAGGGTGTTTATTCCATCGGCAGCAGCAGTGGTATTGACCACCTGTCTGCGAAGTTTGGATATACTGCTTCTTAGAGAACGGATTTTTTTGTCTGTATCAGTTTTGGTAGTGGTTAGCCTTTCAATTTCCTTTTGGAGATTGCTGCGGCTCTTGCGATACTTGTCGATTTCGTTTTGAAGTAAAAATGCAAGGTACTGAATAGCGTTCTTTTTACAAACAGGCTGCTTTTTGGTTCGGTCGTTAAAAATATTATTATTCTCACGAACCTTCTTATTCATGGCATCCACCATGTCATTCAATTCAGAAATAATATCTGACAAATCTTCGAGTGCAACAGCCGTATTTGGTGCTTTCAATTTATCCTCAAGGTACTGTGCATTTAATTGCATCTTTGCCTTGAAGGTCTCAAATAAGTCACTGAATGATTTTAGTTCATCGGCAATCTTAGGATAAGTATTCTTTAAATTGTCGGCATATGCTCTCCATATGGTATTAGCTGCATTTCCGTAAGCAGCTTTGTAAGAGCGAAGATCTGCGAGGTCTTGTTCGTATTGAGCATCAAAACATTCAGCCAGTTTTTCTTCGAAATCATCATCCAATGGTTTCTGACAATATGGGCATTTTTCACCGGACGTCTCATTGAAGGCTTCATGCCCTTGGCGCACCCAGTTCGCAGCATTGATAGCTTTCATAAAAGTAGCAAAAGGGCTGTCACTGTGGCTGACTATAATTTTTGCAAGTAAAGGTGAATCAGCTAGAGTAGAAGCATCACCAGTCTGCATTTCTGGATAAGCGGCAGCATCAGAACTAAAAGCAGCATCACACATAGCAATTAGTGAATCCTGATCAAAACCTGTTGGTGCAGTTTCCGCCAAAATGGCTTTAGTAAAGCCGTCCTTGGTTTTCTTACCGTCAAGTGCTGCTTTTAGTGCATCACGGATATCCCTTGTCTTATCCCAGCATATTTTCTGGAAGGTTTCATATTGTGTTTTGAGTAAATCTTCCTGCTCACCAAGTTTTTTGTTGGTGTCAGCAAAGTGAGTCTGTGTTGTTCCAAGCTGTTCTATAGCGTCATCAATCTGGTGTTGGATGGTGACATTCGTCTCACTGATTGTAAAAACACCAGGCATTCCGGCATAGCTTTCGATGTTTCTTTTTATGAAATTCTCGTTGTATACGTGGATTGTGTAATCATCAGCAGTACGCCCTGCTTCCCAAAACAGACCACGCTGTTCTTTGATGACCTTTGCAATTGTTGATTTGCCGGAGCCATTATTTCCAAACAGAAAATTAATGTAGGTTGGGGTAAATTCCTGATTGTGAAAGGTAGCCTCATCTAATATTATTTTGGTAATGGCTGATGGAATTTTCATGCTCATTGGCAGTCCTCCTAGTCCTTTGTTATTCCTTGATTCGTCCTTCACGAACCCATTCATCAACTTCGGAGATTTTGAACTTGTATCGCTTCCCGGCACGGTACACAGGCAATTTGCCTTCTTTCATCCATGCACGGACGGTATCTTTGCTGACACTGAGGTGTTCAGCGATATCTTCAAGGTTGACCCATTTTTCTGCTGCGCTTTCGTTATTGTTATCCATGATTACCTCCATTTTTCTTTTTGCTCTCATGGTTAAATAGCTGGCACAAAAAGACTAATGCCTTTCAATTTTAATTCTTCAATCAGATTTACGTTCTTAACAGCCCAGTGCGTTTTATCCAGCTCATTGATTTTATAATTGCCCTGAATATCTAATTCTGTAAGCATCTGATTTAGCAAAGAGTGAGGAATACTGCACATTGGCATTCTTTGAAAGAATACTTTTATCTTTCCATTTTGAAGTGGTTTGACATCTGTAACAAATCCAAAGAAAGCATATTGTTCTCCCACAGATTCGGCAGAAGGACTGTAGCGGTAGTTTTCTGCTGCAAATACTGTTGGATAGGATTTAAGTGCTGCAATAGCTGTTTCGTCAAATATCGCAAGCCGTTCATGAATATGCTGCGCAGTGCCATAGTTAACAGTTAATGCACGGTCAGAGTCCATGGTAAAATAGGGGTTACTGTAATTTTCACCGTTGATAACAAAAAGACTGTAATAATCTAAGTTGAAAGTTTGTCTGTATAGTGTGTCCGGCTGTGGTATACCATATCCGCCAGGAACAGGCATAAATACATTAACTGTATTGCTGCTGACATTTTGAGCAATGCCAATATTAGTACCTTCCCCTGATTGGTTGAAATTATAGGTGTTGGGGGCAGACGGAGCGGTATCAGTATCTGAAACGACAGGAGTCGCTTTGGTGGCAATTTTCAGGTCATCACTCATTTCAAATTTACCACCTTTCCATCCTTAATTTCTACTCTGTCCGCATGACCAATATTGATACCATTTCCCGTCTGGTAGAAATTGAACTGATTCTGTATCGCTTGATTTACGATTGGAGTAGGCTGTGCGGGAACTGATTCAGCAGTATTTTCCATTTGGGGTTCCTTGTTTGTATCTTCAATAGCATCCTGTTCTGCATCGGCTATGATTTCATAGTCGGTGCTTATTTTTATATCGTGGTCAAACGAACTGCCAATTGAACTGCTGAATTTATGCTTGTCCCCTTTTTCCTGCGGAGCAGTGTGCCAAGATGCAATAGTTGATGCACCGACAGTATTGTCCCTGCGATACATCAATATGTAATGCCACACACCTAAAAGGAATGAAGGCACATTAAGTTCTTTCACATTCAATAGAGCAGTTTTACATATTGAAGTGCCATCCGGCATGGAATAAAAACTGTCTCCGGGTTGGATCGTCGAATCCTCCTTTATAACAGTTAGTATGGAGAATACAAGTTCACGCATTTTATCTTCATTATCACTGGTAAGAAAGAAATCAATAATCTCGCCCATTTTGAAAAGTAGTGCAGCATAGTTATTCTTTATTATTCTGTCAAAGGATGCAATAAGAGCATTATCGTTAAATGGCAGACAGTCCGCTTCAGAGAGTTCACATTTTTTATAAAGGGATGTTCTGTTATCCATAGAGTCCCCAGTTGGTTTAATAAATGTATCATCAAACAACTGAATCAAATGTTCCATAAGAGCAACATTTGTAAGTCCATCGCTCCTAAAGTTCTGTAGCTGTTTACTTGTTCTGTTTTTTCTTTTTTCACGGAGCAGCAGTACGAAGAATGTGCCGCCGCATAAACGTGGAGTATTTGTATTTACCATCAATTCGCCTCCTGCAAACTCTGTGATAGAAATATAAACCCAATAAACTCTATAAACCTCAGTAAAGCATTCACGCCAAACTGACTACACTTCATGCTTGTCCCAGAGAGAGAACTCTGGGATTTTTTTATTGGAGAAACAGTTCTTAATCCAAACCAATACCCATTAAATCATACTAACTTCTATTATATCACGAGAGTGCGTTCTGCACAATCGGGATAATTAATGGATGTGCAAAAGATTTATGAATGTTGATTCTTGAGTTTCCCCTCTGCAAATAAACGAAAGGCAGGGATTTCAGATGCGGAAATTCAAGACAGCGGAAAAGAACCGCACTAATTATGTTTATTACACAGCAGTGGACAAAAAGATTGTTTTGACTCCAGATGATGTGGACAGTGACTGGATTGCATTTTTGCATAGTGAGGATGATGAATCCGTAGATGCAGACCGCAGGGAGGATTATCACATTCCTGTTCACTATGATTCCTACTCTGATGGAGAGGGCGATGATGCAGCAGATCGCAACGCTTATATGAAGGACGAGGCTCCAGATCCATTTGAAAGTCTGATTAAGTCTATGGACGAAGCAGAACTTGAGGACAAGCTGAAAAGACTGAAAGCAGCCATTCAGACCTTACAGTCACAGCAGATTTCATTAATTCAGAAAGTGTTCTACGAGAACCGTACAAACGTGGATATTGCGGCAGAGGAAGGTGTCAGCGAAGCCGCTATCCGCAACCGCCTGAAAAAGATTTATGCGAACCTCGCTAAAAAGATTTGAGAAAAGGGGGTTCGATTCCCCCTTCCTTTTGGCTTATAGGCAGAGGGGTGGAAAAAGAACCTCTCGGAAAGGAGCTATTGATATGGCCGTAAAACACAAAGTCACAATCAATGTCTCTGATGCAAGCGGAAGGAAGTCCACTGTTTTGCGAGGTGGGGATATGAAGCTCCCAGCAAGAATCGTCAGATTCCTGTTCGGGGATTTCACTCAGGTGTATCTCTTGAAACCGGGACAGACCGTAGAATCCGTGGATGTGAGAGAAATCAAGGAAGGAGGTACACGCCATGAGCAAAGTCACAGCAATGCTTGATGCAGCGGTTGCCGTCATTACTGACATTCGTTCCCTGGCAGACAGTTTGCAGGCATTGGTCGATGCAATGTCAGAAAACGCTCCGGCTGAGAAGCCAGTGGTAAAAGCGTCTAAGCCAAAGAAAATTGCAGCCAAGGAAGCAGCTGAAGAGCCTGCACCAAAGGAAGAAAAGCCTTTGACATTGGAAGATGTCCGGGCAGTGTTGGCAGACAAGTCCCGTAAGGGGCATACAGCAGAGGTCAAAGCACTTCTTGTGAAGTACGGTGCGGACAAGCTGTCAGAGATTGACCCGGCGGAATATGCTTCACTGCTTGCGGATGCGGAGGTGCTGTAATGGGTAGTCACGCATTGTTATCCGCATCCTCCAGTCACCGCTGGATCAGCTGTCCGCCGTCTGCAAGGCTCTGTGAGAACTGCGATGACCAAAGTAGCGAGTATGCCAAACAAGGTACGGATGCCCACAGTCTTTGTCAGTACAAGTTGGAGTCTGCTCTTGGGATGGATGCGGCAGACCCGACAGAAATTCTAAACTTTTATGATGAAGAGATGGAAAACTGTGTAGAAAGCTATGCCGCCTATGTAATGGAGCAGAGAGCCAAAGCACTGGAACACTGTACAGACCCGGTTGTCCTGGTGGAACAGAGATTGGACTTTTCCAAATATGTGCCGGAGGGATTTGGCACAGGAGACTGCGTAATCATTGCAGATGGTACGCTGTCCGTCATTGATTACAAACACGGAAAAGGCATTCTTGTAGAAGCCGAAAAGAATCCGCAGATGCTCTGTTATGCACTGGGCGCATTGGAACTCTTCGATAGCATATATGACATTGATACCGTCAGCATGACCATCTTCCAGCCACGCAGGGAGAATGTCAGCACCTACACCGTAACCAAGGCAGAACTTTTGCAGTGGGCAGAAGAGGTACTGATTCCAAGAGCCAAACTTGCCTATGCAGGCGAGGGTGATTTCATGGCCGGTGAACACTGCCAGTTCTGTAAAGTAAAAGCCACCTGCAGGAAACGAGCGGAATACAACCTGGAACTTGCCCGTTATGATTTCGAGATGCCTGCCACTTTGGAGGATGAAGAAATCGAAGCAATTCTTGCCAAGGCAGATGATCTGGCCGCATGGGTCAGTGACATCAAGGAGTTCGCTCTTCAATCCGCAGTCAGCGGTAAGAGATGGACAGGCTGGAAACTGGTCGAGGGACGTTCTAACCGTAAGTACACGGATGAAGGTGCTGTGGCAGATGCCGTAACGGCAGCAGGCTTTAATCCGTATGAACAGAAACTGCTGGGCATTACCGCCATGACTTCCGTACTTGGAAAAAAGCAGTTTGAAAGTATCCTGGGCGGTCTTACTTACAAGCCACAGGGTAAACCAACACTTGTGCCGGAGAGTGATAAACGTCCGGTAATGAACACCGCAAATCAAGATTTTAAAGATGAAAATTAAGAAGGACAATCTAATGTCTAATGTTAAAAACGCAAATCCCATGAAGGTTATCACTGGTCTCAATACTCGCTGGTCTTATGCAAATGTGTGGGAGCCTAAGAGCATCAACGGCGGCGCACCGAAGTACAGCGTCAGCCTTATCATTCCGAAGTCCGACAGCAAGACCGTAGCCAAAATCCAGGCTGCCATCGAAGCTGCATACAAAGAGGGCGAAAGCAAGCTGAAGGGCAACGGCAGAAGTGTTCCTGCACTTTCTGTTCTGAAGACTCCGCTTCGTGACGGTGATACCGAGCGTCCGGACGATGAGGCTTATGCCGATTCCTACTTCATCAATACCAATAGCGCATCTGCTCCCGGCATCGTGGATGCAGACCGTCAGCCTGTAATTGACCGCTCCGAAGTATACTCTGGTGCTTATGGTCGTGCCAGCATCAATTTCTATGCGTTCAACTCCAACGGCAACAAGGGTATTGCCTGCGGTCTGAACAATCTCCAGAAGATGAAGGATGGCGAACCTCTCGGCGGCAAGTCCCGTGCAGAGGATGATTTTGCAAGTGAAGAAGAGGATGATTTCCTGGCTTAAGGAAGGGAGAAAAATTATGACAACAGTACAGAGTATGATGCTTTCGGTCTGCTTTGGTGCCGTAGTAGGCACCTTCATTGCAGAGGTGGTTTGTATGATCCGCTTTGCAGTGGAAGACCACAAGGAAAAGAAACGTAAACGCAAGGAAAAAGAAGAGTCTGCTGATAAGGCAGAATAATCGGACGAGGCGGCAGGAGCAATCTTGACCGCCTTGTTTGTTGTGGAAGGAGTGACACGTGATGAATGAAATCAAAACGCTCTCTATCGATATTGAAACCTATAGTGATATTGATCTTAGTAAATGCGGTGTTTACAAGTACACGGAATCGGCAACTTTCGACATTCTGCTGTTTGGGTATGCAGTAAACGGCGGTGAGGTGCAGGTCATTGACCTGGCGTGTGGAGACACAGTTCCTGCAGAGATTATTGCAGCACTGACAGATGAAACTGTGACCAAGTGGGCATTCAATGCATCTTTTGAACGAATCTGTCTGTCTGCCTGGCTCCGCAGATATTATCCCCAGGACTTTTACAGCTACGGCACCCCGGAAGATACCGTTCGCAATTACCTTGCCCCGGAATCGTGGAAATGCGCCATGATCTGGTCGGCATATATGGGATTGCCGTTATCCCTTGCGGGAGTTGGTGCTGTCCTTGGATTGGAAGAACAGAAGCTGAAGGAAGGCAAAGACCTCATTCGGTATTTTTGTGTTCCCTGCAAACCTACAAAAGTCAATGGATGCAGGACACGAAATCTGCCGGAACATGATGCGGAAAAATGGAGTCTGTTCAAATTTTATAACAGACGAGATGTGGAAGTGGAGATGTCGATTCAAAAGAAACTATCCAAGTACCCCGTGCCGAATTTCGTATGGGAAGAATATCACATCGACCAAGAAATCAATGACCGTGGCATCGCTCTTGATATGGAGATGGTCGAGAATGCCATCAACATAGATGCAAAGTCAAAGGCAGAACTGAACACCGCCATTAAGAAGATAACCAATCTGGAAAACCCCAACTCGGTCATCCAGATGAAGCAGTGGCTTTCTGACCACGGTATGAAAACGGATACTCTCGGCAAAAAGGCGGTGGCTGAACTGTTAAAGAAAGCGCCTCGTCCACTGGGAGATGTTCTCTCCTTAAGACAGTAGCTTGCCAAATCCTCCGTGAAGAAATACCAGGCAATGCAGAATGCCGTGTGTGCAGACGGCAGAGCCAGAGGGATGTTTCAGTTTTACGGAGCCAATCGAAGTGGCAGATGGGCTGGCAGGCTTATCCAGCTGCAGAACCTTCCGCAGAATCATATACCGGACTTGGAACAGGCCCGTGGACTTGTGAAGTGTGGCAATTATGGTGCACTGGAACTTTTATATGATGATGTGCCGGATACTCTGTCGCAGCTGATCCGTACCGCTTATGTGCCAAAAGAAGGATACAAATTCATCGTATCGGATTTTTCTGCGATTGAGGCTAGGGTGCTTTCTTTCCTTGCCGGGGAGCAGTGGCGTATGGATGTCTTTGCTAACAGTGGGGATATTTACTGCGCATCGGCATCCGCTATGTTTCATGTTCCTGTGGAAAAGCATGGTGTGAACGGACACCTTCGTCAAAAAGGAAAAATCGCAGAACTGGCACTTGGTTATGGCGGTTCGGTCGGTGCCTTAAAGGCGATGGGTGCTTTGGATATGGGCATTGAAGAGGAAGAATTGCAACCACTTGTGGATGCATGGCGTTCCTCAAATCCTCGCATTGTGCAGTTCTGGTGGGACATCGACCGTGCGGTAAAGAATGCAGTCAAACAAAAGATACCATCTGATATTGGTAATATTCACATTTTCTGCCAGAGCGGTATGCTGTTCATCCGTCTTCCCTCTGGCAGAACCTTATCCTATGTAAAACCACGCATGGGAGTGAATCAGTTCGGTTCAGAGAGTGTGACCTATGAAGGTGTCGGCGGTACGAAGAAGTGGGAGCGTATTGAAAGTTACGGCCCGAAATTCGTAGAAAATATTGTCCAGGCAATCAGCAGGGATGTTTTGATGTATTCCATGAAGACCCTACATCACTGTTTTATCGTGGCTCACATCCATGATGAACTGGTTATTGAATGCAGTATGGGTGTTTCCCTTCCAGTGGTCTGTGAACAGATGGGCAGGACTCCGGCATGGATGAAAGGACTGCTTCTTCGTGCGGATGGGTATGAAACCATGTTCTACAAAAAAGATTAATAATATGGGGGTTCGATTGTTTCGGATTCTTCGCTTATAGGCAGAGGGACACAAGTTCCTCTGCCTATAAAATTTTAAGGAGGAATTCGTAATGGACGAATTAATCAGAATCAATTTCGACAGTGACTGCCCTACTGTGAGTGGGAGAGAACTTCATGCTGCCTTAGAAGTAGCAAGTAATTACACTACGTGGTTTAAGAGAACGTGTGAGTATGGATTTATGGAGGGTGCTGATTTTAAAGCTGTCTTCCAAAAATGGAATACAGCTCAGGGAAATGAAACCACACAGATGGATCACCAGCTGACCATTGATATGGCCAAGCAGCTCTGCATGATTCAGCGCACCGACATCGGCAGACAGTTTCGTCAGTATTTCATTAAGGTGGAAGAATCCTGGAACTCCCCGGAAGCGGTTATGGTGAGAGCATTGCATTTTGCCAATCAGCAGCTGGAACTTGTGAAACACAAGAACATGGAACTGACCTGCACCATTGCTGTTCAGAATCAGCAGATTACGGAGATGAAGCCGAAAGCCGGTTATTACGATGTGGTTCTTAACTGCAAAGATCTGGTTGCGATTTCTGTGATTGCCAAGGATTACGGCTGGAGTGCCAACCGCATGAACCGTTATCTCAGCGAAAATGGTGTGCAGTACAAGCAGGGTAAAATTTGGCTGTTGTATCAGAAGTATGCGGAAAAGGGATACACAAGCACCAAGACCTTCAGCACTCCGGGCAGTGACGGTGACCTTCATAATCATGTCCACACCTATTGGACACAGGCCGGCAGACTGTTTATCTATGGAATGCTGAAAGCCGAGGGCATCGTTCCTTTGATGGAACAGGAGGTGTAAGCAGATGGGTATTGATAAGTTCAACTCTGAAGGGTATTACGACCCGACCACCTATACGGCACTTACCAATGTCCATCGTGACGAGATGGCAGCTGATAAAAAGGCTGCCTATCGTCCTTTGGTATATATCTGTAGTCCGTATGCGGGAGATATCGCACGTAATGTAAAGAACGCAAGAAAATACAGTCGATTCGCTTTTGAGCAGAATACCATTCCGGTTGCAGCACACCTGTTGTTTCCGCAGTTCATGGATGATGACAATCCGGCAGAGCGTGAAGCGGCTATGCATTTTAACTATGTGCTGCTTGGAAAATGTGAAGAACTGTGGGTGTTTGGAGATACCATATCAAACGGTATGGCACATGAAATCGGCATTGCAAAGAAGCGCAGGCAGAAAATCAGATACTTTTCAGAAGAATGTAAGGAGGCGGCACAATGAGAGTAACGCTGTATACGGCTAACTGTAAGGGCAATAAGAAGAACTGCATTTATCCCAATCGATGCGTGATTGAAGATGAGGTCGATTTTATGGCGGCTGTCGGTTATGACCATGTGTGTGCCTGGTTCGATAAAAGCTACCGCAGTACCGATAATTTCCGTACTTCAGATGTGGATGTGATGGACTGCGATAATGAGCATTCAGATAATCCAGACGATTGGATCTACCCGGAGAATTATGAAAAGCTGTTCCCAGATGTCAGCTACATCGTAGTGCCAAGCCGTAATAACATGAAACCCAAAGACGGCAGGTCAGCCAGACCAAGGCATCATGTGTATTTTCCTCATGACTCTGTGGATACGGCAGAAACTTGCACGGCATTGAAAGCTACTATTCATCAGAAGTTTCCCTTCTTTGACGGGAACGCACTCGATGCTGCCCGTTTCATTTACGGTTCTGCCAGTGAGGAGATTATCTGGCATGAGGGTGAGATTACCATCGATTGTCTGTTAAAGCCGTCCATGTCTGCCATTCCCCAGGGACAGCGAAACAGCACCATGTCCCGTTTTGCAGGAAGGGTGGTCAAGCGTTACGGTGCCACCGACCATGCCTGCAAGATTTTCATGGAAGAGGCTGCGAAATGTGACCCGCCTCTTGACGATGAGGAACTTTAGCTGATATGGGGCAGTGCCAGTAAATTCGCAGCAAGGGTGCAGAGTCAGGAAGGATATGTTGCACCGGATGATTATAACGATGATTTCGCACATGAGTCCTTAAAGCCATCGGATTATTCCGATATTGGACAAGCCAAGATGGTGCCCCGTGAATATGGAGATGAATTTTGTTTTACCGATGCCACCGACTACCTCAGATACAACGGTGAATACTGGGTGGAATCGAAGCAGAGAGCCGTTGGTGCGATGGAGGAGTTTTTGGATTTACAGCTGCAGGACGCATTGGATGAAGTGAAAAATGCAATGGATGCCTTGCTTGTAAGCGGTGTCGATGAAAATGAAGTCACTGCCGGAGGCAAGCATTTTGAAAAGACCTTAGAGGGAGAAAAGCTGGAACTGTACGGAAAATATATGACGGCAAAACAATATCTCGGTTTTGTAATGAAACGCCGTGATATGAAATATGTGGTGTCTGCACTGTATTTCCCATATCTTCAAAAGCGCATGCAAAGGCGGAGGATAGCATCCCCGTTACCCATGCACGTGCTGTTATTTTGCTTCTTGTGCAGCTGTGACAAATGCGATATAATAGCCTTGTCGTGGTGCCGCTTTTGCGGTTGTGCTGGGTGGTTGGTTCACCTTAGTGCAGGACTGGTGTGTTGGTAGCACAACAGTCTGCCATGACGTTTTTTATTGTCAGGGAAACCCCGCCAATGCTATGTAAACTCTAAACGGCAAGATTGTCAAGTCACAATCCGTAAAAGTTTTTTTTAGTCATAGAAATAGCTGACCGCTGAAACTAGATATGCGGATCCAGGTCATGTCACTGATAGCAGGGATTATTTAACCGTGACGATGGAGTAATTGAAATTCAAAAGAGGATATGGTACAATAAGTTATCTGATTTGTGAAATTAGTTGGCAGGAATATAAACAGGAGAATGAACATGGTCAAGAACAATATAGAATTAGATGTGAAGGTCAAATGTATAGAGAACGGAACCACGCAGTCACAGATTGCAGAGAATATTGAAACGACAAAATCCTATGTCAATCGCATCATCAAAAAGCAGGACGGTGTGGTCAATAAGACTTTCGTGCAGATGATGGAGGCGCTGGGGTACGATATAGAACTTACCTATGTCAAAAAAGAACGATAGAAAGTTGGTGTTTGCATGGACAATAAAGGTGAAGTCCTCATATATCAGACCGAAGATGGTCTGACGCACATAGAGGTTGAAATGAAAGATGATACAGTCTGGCTGACACAGGCTCAGTTGATTGAGCTGTATCAAACATCAAAATCCAATATTAGTGAACATATAAAACATATTTTTGAAGAAGGCGAACTGGATGAGATTTCAGTTGTTCGGAAATTCCGAACAACTGCTGCTGACGGAAAGAATTATAATGTAACTTATTATAATTTTGACATGATTATCTCCCTCGGATACCGTGTAAAATCTTCTGTTGCCACAAAATTTCGCCGTTGGGCAACAGAGCGTTTAAAGGAATATATGATTAAAGGATTTACGATGGATGATGAGCGTCTGAAAGGCAATGGCGGCGGTAACTACTGGAAGGAACTGCTTAACCGCATTAGGGATATTCGTTCATCTGAAAAGGTACTGTATCGGCAGGTGCTTGATTTATATGCTACAAGCGTTGACTATGACCCTCGCAGTGATGCATCAATTCGATTCTTTAAGATCGTACAGAATAAACTGCATTTTGCAGCTCACGGTCATACTGCGGCAGAAGTGATATACAAACGGGCAGATGCAGAAAAACCTTTTATGGGACTTACTTCATTTTCAGGAGAGTTGCCGATATTAAAGGATATTGGAATTGCTAAGAACTATCTTTCGGAAGATGAATTAAAGGTTTTGAATAATCTTGTTTCGGGTTATTTTGATTTGGCAGAGATTAATGCCATTGAGCATAAGCCTATGTACATGAATGATTATATTGAACAGTTGGATTCCATATTGTCTTCTGGGAATAGAAAGCTATTGGCAGGCTCTGGAAAGATAAGCCATGACCAAGCAATAAAAAAGGCAGAGGAAGAGTACAGGAAATACCAGAATATCACAATTTCTCCTGTGGAGCAGGCATATATGGAAGTTATCAAGGACGCAGGACAAGATGCAAAAAATGGAGCGAGAAAAAGATGAGGGAAGAACATTTTAAGATAGAAAGCATTCCCACCGTGATATATGGAGATAAGAATAATAAAGTCTACATTTTCATTCACGGCAAGTCACGTTGAAACGGTCGTATCGCTGGAGAGGAAAGACTGCTAAATCAAGAGGTTTCGAGGTTTTGAGGGAGATATGCAGGTGTGCTTTTATAGTTGGTTGGAGAAAATATGTTTCCGGTTACCGTGGTGGGGTAAGGAAAATGAACGTTTTGGCAAAAGGTTTTTATTCTGTCAAATAAGCACTTCTGTCTTGTGACGGAGAGATACATCTAATTTATGGAGGGGAAAATGATTTTATATAGACCTGTTGGTACAAAAGAACTGGAGCTAATAGAGAGAAGCAATTACAGTGGATTTCCGCCGAGATTAGCAGAGCAGCCTATTTTTTATCCTGTTTTAAATGAACAATATGCAATGGAAATAGCTTCTCGTTGGAATGTAAAATATAATGATGATCACAGGGGATATGTGACAAAATTTGAGATTGATGACAGTTATTGTGAACAATTTGAGGTTCACCAGGTTGGTGGCGAGTATCATAAAGAGCTATGGATTCCGGCGGAAAATTTAAAAGAATTTAATGAGCATATTATTGGGAAAATCTGTGTTATTAGTGAATTTTCAGATATGCAAACTTGATGGTGTAGAAAATAATAAAGGAGAGAATAAAATCCAATGAACAAAATAAGCATGCCATACAGATGCAAGTTGTTTTTTAAGACGTTTCTAAGTTGATATAGCCAGAATATTTAATGATTTAGGTAGGCTATTATATCAGGGAGGTTGAGATGAAAGGATATGTAATAATGAAGCACCATCGTTGTAAATACCTGAAGGCAAGCGAACGTGAAGTGAAAATAGATGAGGGGATTTGGTTCTACAACAGAAAATGAACACAGATTTGGTACGCAGCACAATACAGACAGGGCGAAAGGATTGTCAAATGAGATACAATTGGAAACCGATATTCATAGTAATGATAAATATTATTATTCTAATGTCAGGCTGTTCTGCACAACGGTATGGTCTTGGATATGAATTGCAAGAAGAAACCGTGAGACGAGAAATAGAAATGAGCAGTGAAGCCGTTGATCCGGCCAAGATTACTGTGGATGAAATCCTGACAAGCAGTTTATTTATCAAGGTAGCAGAGCAGATATTCGGCAAGTCGGCGGCGGATATTACATGGTCCCAGTTGCAGCAGGTGTCTTATCTGGAGATATCATTATCAAAGCTAAATTTACAAGATGTAGTTATCACCTATATGCTGAATCAGGGTGCGCCAACACCTAAAAATATATGGAGCGTAAAAGGACGCGCGACACAGTACGAGCCGAATCATTCTAACCAGGCGCCGCCAGATACCTATGCAGATTGCCAGGTCATCGAAATACCGGCAGCAGTTCGGACTCGAGGTGATAATGAGATTGGAGATTTGGGCTATTTTACAGGGCTAAATAGCCTGGTTCTGGGTGCTGAGATAAAGCTGAAATCAGTACAAAAAGACCTGGGTACGCTGACTCAGCTGCGTTGTCTTTCAATTTCTCATATATCATTTGCTGAGATCAGACAGCTTTTTCCGGCTGGTGCCCCCATCACTGACCTGATCATAAGTTACGCAGATGAAGGTTCTATAGGTGAAATCGAGCAGTTTACTCAGCTTAAATCATTGTCTATGAATCGATGTAAAGTATCTTCTCTGGATGGTCTGGAGTCTTTTCAGAATTTGCGTTTGCTTGAATTAAATGAATGCAGTGTAACAGATGATATGTCAGCTCTGTCAAGGTCGAAATCATTGGAAGCGTTGTTTGTAAAGGGAAAAAACTATAGCCAAATTGATTATTTGTCAGAGATAAAGGATTTAAAGCGTTTAAAGAGTCTTCATCTGAATGATTCTGATATCTGGTCGCTATCACCGCTAATGGAAAATACGAGTCTTACCGAACTTTCTTTACACAAATGTGAAAATTTGAGGGATATTACAGCTATCGAAACCATGACAAACCTGAAGACGTTTTATATCATAATGAGCGGAAAGATGGCAAAATTAGATTTTAATAAGATACCCCAGTTAACGGATCTTTATATTTCGGTATCAGGTGGAGTGCAGTTTGACGACCTGGCGGGGCTGACAAACCTGGAGTTGCTGACGTTTTTTAACTTTGACACGGCTACTGACCTTCAGATACTGACTGAATTTCATAGTCTTCGTTATTTGCAAATATCACAGGTTCGGTACAATGACGACTTGTCACCAATTTTAAATCTTCCCAAACTAGAAAATATTTATTTGAACAATAGCCAGTTTTTGCTTAATGATGGTAAACTGTTACCAAATGAGAACCTGATTGTATTATCTCTGGAAAATGCCGAGATAAATGGAAGTAAAGCGGGAGAGTTTTCGTTTCTGTCCAATTACCCGAATCTGCGATATCTAAGTCTGGCAGGGATTAACCTGTCATCACTGGAATTTATAGATAATCTACCGGTACTAAAGGAGTTTCATCTGCAGAGGGATTTAGAACTGGATTATGGAATGTTGGATCAACAAGAAGACTTGCAATATTTTCTTAGATAGCAACTAAATAACATGAAACATGTATATATTCGAGAGTAAAGCGCTTTGGGGTAGATGAATTAAAATGAGCGGTGAATTGCATGGTGGCCAATCACTTGATGGAAGTAGGTTATTATAAAAACTTGAGAATAGTTTGTTCCGCCAAGGGGGAACCATACCCTCCCGATATCATTTTCACCTCCTTAAGGCAATGTGAAATTTGTGTAGAAATTTGTCGAAAATGATCCAGTTACTGATACGAGGTGTGGTGAATAATATCCCCCCCCCTGCATTTTTCTGTTGCAGGTATTTGAATGAGATAGTATAATCAAGAGAAGAACATACATTCGGGCGGGCAGTTACCGAGGAATCCTCAGTGACTGCCTCAGACTGTAGACAACTAGACTTGCCAAAAAGGAATATGATCATTGTTTGCATCCTTTAACAGACACAGATAATTATATATAATGAGGGTGGATATTAGGTGGTATTTGACATTGATTTTTGTCATGAATAATAACGTGATAGGCAAAAAATAGTTAAAGAAGGTGATTGCAATGGCAGAGAATCAGAATGTAGAATGGAAAGAGTCGTGGCGTGACGAATACCTAAAATGGATATGCGGCTTCGCAAACGCTCAGGGCGGCAGAATATATATTGGCACAAATGATAATGGTACAGTTATTGGTGTAGCTGATAACAAAAAGCTGTTGGAGGACATTCCGAATAAAATCCAGACAACGCTGGGAATCGTTGCAGATGTTAACCTGCTTTCGGAAGGAGGAAAGGATTACCTTGAAATTGTAGTAAATCCGAGTAATTTCCCTGTTAATTAAAAGGGGGAATATCATTACAGGTCAGGAAGTACAAAGCAGCAGCTTCGTGGAATTGCTCTTACGGATTTTCTGACAGCGAAAACTGGCATCAGATGGGAAGATGTTCCGATAGCAGGCGTGACGGTTGACGATTTGGACAAAGACAGTTTTGACATATTTAGACGAGAAGCA